GGATATCCATGCTAAATACTTTCCAAACACTATCGGTTTGCATTAGTATAACTCCATAACTGGTTTACCTTCATGAGTTCTTAACTTAACTAAAGTTCCCTCTTCAATTGGTTCTTTAGTGTCAGCCATTACAAAGCTATTGTATTTATAAGGATTATAGGTCACAAGTCTTCCTGGACCTAAGTTAAAGAACATATCAGGCTCTATGTTACCAACAACAAAAGCGTGTACATTCTTAGACTTATCTTTTAATACTTTCTTTCGTCCAGCTTGTCGTACAACAAACTTTGGTAGACCTACTACTACAGAGTTTTTATGAGCTACTACTTTGCCGTAGTTCTCTTTCTCTCGGGACTGAATTGAGAAAATATTTTTGTGTAGATTCCAATACACAGCTGCTTTCATTTTAGCCTCCTGCAACTTCATTCCAAATACGCTGATCAAGACTAGAAGTATAACCTTCAGGTCTTAATGCAGACTCTATCTGAAGCGCCTCATTACGCTTAAGATTACACCCAATAATTTTAAACCCGATTTTATTTTTAGGTTTAAACATATCAAGCATTTCAATTACCTTACGTCTTTTAGGACGCAACCCTAAATCACATTCTTTTGATTCAATGCGATAACGTTCAGGGACTTGTTCGTAAGGCGCAATACCGATGTAACCCCAACGAAGTTCATCTGAATTCCATCCAACAGCCTTACCTGTGTAAAACCAATGATAGACATAATAAAGTGGACCTTTGTTTTCTTTGTGAAAGAGTTCCATTTCTTTTGAGTACCATTTAGCCATTTGCTTCTCCAAAGTATTTTTTTAGATATTTCATCAATCCTTTGACATTGCCAAAAAACTCTACAGTATCATGCATTACACCTTCAGGACCAAGAATAGCAATTTCAGGTTTACCGTCTATTGATACTATTGATAGATCATGTGCATCATCGATTTTGACAATTACTTGTTGGTGGTCAATCTTCATTTATACTCCTTTCCATCTTCCCAAGCCTTTAAGATTTTAGTTTCAACAATACGGGCGTCATACCCCCCTGCTTTGAAGTTCTCATACCACTTATGGGCTTTTTCATAAGTATCATAGGCACCGCCTTCAGGCTCCCACCACCAAAAACCTTCTTCGTCTTGCATCCAGAGATGCACTTCATACATTCTAGGGCTAAATCCCATCAGTAATACTCCTTTACAGCTTCTACAGCATCATTTAAAGTATAGTGTTTTTCTGTTGCCATAGCCTCATAAAACGGATGAATAAAGTCACCCTCGTTGGCCCACAAAATAATGATTTTATTCTTAGTATGTGCGAACATTAATTCCATAGAAGTACCAGTACCACGACCAGAATTTCTACGTACATCAGCTAGTACAATCTTTGAATTAGCAATATCTTGTAGGTCTTGTTTAAAGATACGTTTACAAGTGTTCATAGTTTTAGTAACATCTTGCAGATTTTCTGTAAGTTGATCGTGAAAGCTAACTCTACGAGTAGGGTCCAGAGTTTGAATATCAGAGAGATAAAGGTGGTGACTAGCGGTCTTTCTCCACCGTGTCATCGTTTCTTTTGAGCAGTCTTCCATTGGACCTGCTAGATAAACATAGTCTTTCATTTTTCTTTCCTCTTGGTTGACTAGTCTAATAAAAAAGGGAGACCATTACAGTCTCCCCTAAGTGTTAATTAAAACATTAATTCGTCATCAAGCTCATCAGATGCTACGAACTGATCTTGATCAACTACTTGGTTGTCAGCTACTTTGACAACATTCATTTCAACCATCTCGAAGTCATCTTCTCGTGGTTTAGGTGTATACTCTTTAAGAGTAGTTACCTGTACAGCCATTAGCATGGATGCAATACCCTTACGGCCACCTACATTGTACTCATACTGATAAACACGCACGTTGCCAACAGAACCATTGCCTAACGTGTTTGGATCGAGTGCAGAGAGATCGCCGCCGACTAGGCTAACTGGGTTCTGAGGTTCACCATTAGCTTTCTTCGTCTTCTTCTTCAAATTGGCCTTGTAAAACATTCCTTCATCGTCTTCATCAGGTTTGACGTTGAGATTTAGTTCTTTCCACTCCTTTGCCTGTTTCTTGTCACGAGTGCGAATTTGAAGCTCCCATGTTGGATTATTAGCATCAAACGTAGCATTAGGCTTGTTTGGGTCTAGTTTAGCAAAAAATAGTTCTACATTTTTAAGAATAGCCATGTTATTTCCTCTTGGATATCTATTAGGTTAAGATTATGAACATATGTTCTTTAACGTCAGGTAATTTTTACCCAAACGTTTCAATGATAAACCAGCTTTCAGGTTGATCATTCATATACAGTTCTGCATAGGTTTGTTGTTCGGTGCCTGGATTTATTTTCACCTTTAAACAATCGTTATCTTTGTCGTAGTCAGTAATAAGAACTACTTCTTCTACGTCATCAAAGTAAACAACTGCATACTTATGCAAAAGCGAAATCGGATTCGAGTACATCGCCGACATTTAGATTACCTTTCTCTGGTATTAGATCACTTGATTGAAGTTGCCCTAGTATATTTTCTAGAGGCTCGGCTTCGTAGAGTTCTACGAATTTCTTTCTAACATGATAAAACATTTTGTCCATATTACCTGCATGAGACCCGAAAGAGTCATGCACAACAGTAACAGGATAGTCTGCATCATGTATACACATTGTTAGATGAACAGCATCAAGACTATGAACTACATTAGGTGCAGCACCAGTCTTCTGCTTAGTCTCATTAACAGTAGTTTCTTCCCATACCTGTAGCTGTACTTTAAGTATGTCATCGCCATATTTAAGCTCAGTACGTTTGGTAGTAGGCTTACGATAAGCCTGTACTACAGGAAAGCCTGTTATTGGTGAAATCCAGTTCATATGCTCTTTTCTTTTGTTAGCTCTTTCGGCTACAGTTTGGAAGAGTCTTAGCATCTTAGCTGGACCTCTAAGTTCTTCATAACAGGTATTATATACCAGAGAGCCAAGGAGAGCACCCCAGAGGTGTTCTTTGTCTCTCAAGTAGGGTGATATATCACGAGTGTCTTCTATTACCTGTTGGCCCATACCGTAAGACGTACCGCCGTAACCCAGTGTCATAACATTACGCTTGACAGTCTTACGTTGGATTTTCTTGTCTTGGATATTGTGCCAATAGACTGCAAAGAGTTTTTCTCGTAGATCACGGTTCTTGTTGCGCCATGATTGTGCTTCTTGAAAAGCTAAAGCTTTACGCTCAGACTTGTCAGGGGCATTTTCATAAGTGCGCTGCAGGTTAACAGCTGTATCAAAAGTCTCTTGAAACTTGTTAATAGTTTCTTGATCTAGCTTTTCAACTTGTTTACCTAGTCGTTCCCAAACCTTTTCGGCAATAAACATATAGACATCACCTGGAAGTTTACTTGGTACTAAGTTAACAAGAGGTGCAACCTCGTCATCTTGAGACATAGCTACTAGATGTTGAACACCATTATTAGAACCGTCAATATATATGGGTAAACAAGAAGGAAACTCAGAGACATCATTTCCTTTTCTTATCCAATCATGTATAAGATACAGTTCATAACAAGCTGCTAGAAAGCTAAAAGGCTTATCTGCGTTCATCCATATCGTATTAGATAAAGGATCTTCTACATAATCAAGGATATGATGTATGTTATCAGTTACCCATTGAACACGATCATCGAGGCTAACTTTATCATTACCCCAAACGTTTGCAGTATGTACACATAACCAGTAATAGCCAACATCACCTAGTGGTACTGCCTCATCTAGCATTAAGATGCCCTTGGCATTGTCGCTAGACTGCTCGTGTAAGAACGCAGTATTAGGGTAAATACGACCTCGGAAGTCAAGGTTATACAGATGATAGAAAGGTTTATCACTGTGCTTCTCTGCAAGCCTCTGTATAGCTTCAGCTTCAATGATTAACGAAGCCCGTTTAATAGGATCAATCTCTTTAGTAAACTTAAAGGGATTTTTTTCGTTAGTCATACACTTTTTATACACATCAAATACAAAGTTGTTTATTCGCCAACCTGTATTATTAAGCTTGTTTAGTGTTTCTATAACATAAGACATGTCATGATTTTCATAGTACTTCAGAGCATCCTCATAACCTTTCTTAATTACGCTAATACCTGTATCTTCATGATAAGAGTCTTGAGACCAAGGTTTAGCAGGGGTGTTTACAGGAAACATATCACACTTTTCTGTATCTACTAAGTCCATAAGCTCTTTAATAGCTTGCCAGTCTTTAGCATGTAAGAAATAAGATCTATGTTTATCTTTTTTACCATTACGATAAGTGTGCTTTTTACGATAGTCAAGAATACCTAGCTCGATATAACTAATTATAACAAACCAACCCCCTTGAACATCAAGAACACTATTTTGTTTCTGTCTTAGCTTTTGTCTAAGACGTCTACCTATGCTGCTTGCTACTTCTACAAGTGTTGCTTTCCTTTCTAGGCCTTTTAATACATGAGCATAAGAAAACTCAATAATATCTCTTGCACTCATTTTAGATAAGAAACTTGCAGCTTGTCTCTTGTCTAGTATTGATTGTCTGTACTCTAGATCTTCTACTAATTTATCTAGAATATTTATTTTCATTCACTATTTCCTTTCGTAGACATTGTACAATAATTGTACTCTACTTTTCAGACATTAATAGTTATTGGTTATCTTCATCGTATTTGTTATATGTTTTAACTAATACATAAAGTAAGAATACGCCAATAACTTCTACCAATATAAATTTCCTTTAATAATTTGAAAAAAAAAAAGAGAGAGAGAAATAACCCCCGCCCCTAAAAGGGACGAGGGCAAAAGTTTTATTTTTGATCTTCTAATCGTGGGTTGTTTTCGTTTAATGTACGAATCCAGTTTTTAACTGACTGTACACAACAACCTACATCTTCGGCAACTTGAGAAAAGCTTTCACCTTTCATTACTCGTCCTGCAGCTACAATACGGTCATAGTTATTCCAACTACGATTATCCTGTTTAAACGGAATACCTTTAGTTAAAGAATAGTTAGAACCTTTTGATAGACTTTTAATATGTGCCATAAGAGATCTCCTTATTTATTTTGGCTAGCTCGATGGATCACTGTGATCCAGAAGACGCATTGTGGGAGGCCAACACGCCTACTGAATAACAGTAAAAAGAGCCGCCCCGAAGGGCGACTGAGTTACAGGGAGGAATTGAATTCTCCTTGATCCAAGAAGAACTCTAGATCTTCTTCTTTTGGCGGATCAATGTAAGTATAAGACCACTTTTCATCTATAGCCTTAACAAGATTGCTAAAGCTAATTGCTTCCAAATGTTCTTTCTTTTCTTCAGCTGTAAGTTTTCTTTTTGGCATAGACTTTCCTTTCTATTGTTGCAACACCACCTAATTTTTTTAGTTTTGGTGCTACTTTTAAGAAATGTTCGTCTGCTTCTTTTTCTGTTTTACAGAGTTTATGCGCAAACATAAAGCGTCTGTTGTCATAGTATTTTACTTCCCAGTACATAATAGCCTCCTAGCTATAATCTATTGTAAGGATGTTTTCCATAGTTATGCCATGCTTTCTGAAAGCCACACCATAAGCTACTTTATAAGCATCCTCCTTTGACCAGTTAGATCTTTCTACTACACTTACTTTCCGTGTAGTTTCTGGAACATGGTAAGTTATCGTGCATACGAACATTAATTATCCTCCACATATACTGATACTGTTCTTACGATAGGCGTCCAAGTAAAGTGTTTAACTTTATCTGGATTGCACTTCCAGTACCCATCAGCAACGGATACTAGCATTTTGTCTGCAAACTCTAAAGCAGAGTCTACATCTGGTTTGTCTACTGACATTGTTGTTTCTCTGTGTTTAAAGACAAACATTACTCTTTCTCCTCATAATGAAGAGCAATAATAGTATCTACATACGCCCATATAAAGAGTACAGTAAGTACTACTAAACCAGTTGCAATTCCTTTTGCAATCATTATTAGTGTTGCTGGATCTTCCATTTGATTTACTCCGTTTGGTTTCCACTTGGTGATACATAGTATCATTATAGATGCAATAATTTTCTCACTTTATTTGTAAAATAAATGTGATCCAACTTTGCCAAGATACTTCATTTCTGAAGCCCAGTAGGGTTTTACATAATCAGCATGATAGTGTGTAGCCCCTGTTTTTGGTAAGTAGCCTTCTGGGTTGTTTATAATCAACTCAGCAGCTTTATAGATTTCTTTCCAAGCCTCACGATCAAGAAAACTCATACGAGTAGGGTCATCATGCTTACCGTCATGAGTCCAAGAAAATTGTTTGCTTTGCCATACTACTTCACAAATAGTATTTGGAAAATTCTTAGACAAAGCCCGATTAAATGTTACCTCGGCTATCATAGCCTGACTGGCAAGAGATTCACTTCGAGCTTCGAAGAAAATATTTTGTGCCAGACAATAGGTTTCTCGCTTAGAGATTTCTGCTTGGGCAATCGAAACGAACGCCCAAGTAGTTAGTATAGATACGAGTAATGCGCTTGCTACTCTTTTCATCATTTTATGCTCCTTAACATATTATTTAGATGATAGGCATTTTTTTCATTTATGCCATTTTGTTTTTGCAGTAATTTCTCCTGCTTCTTTTTTTCTTCTTCCTTCTTTTTAGCTTCAGCTATTTTATTAGCTTCAACTTTTTTATGAATTTTCTGAAACATCATAATTATTTCAGGAAGAAACATGCCTAGCCATACTAGACTGTTAAAGTCATCTAAATATCCCTTGTAGATATCAGCAGACAACATGTATAGGAATGATAACACACCTACACCACCAATAAATACTTTTGTATTTTGGTCTTTTATTTCTAGTTTTATTTTACTTCTTTTCTTTTTGTCCTTAACACCAGATCTTACTAGCATGATGCTCATAGAGATAATGATATATCTGACAAAAAAGCCAAGAATGATATTTCCAACGATTAGATAGATTGTTTCCATAGTACTAAGCCCGTTTAATTGGTTGGAGGGCGACCGAAGCCGCCCAATTTTTATTTATGGGAATACGACTATTGCCGTACCCATTGCACCAGTAATCATCCAGCAGACAGCTATTATTGGGATAGTGCTGTTGCGTAGAAATTTTGGATTTAATAGAAATCGCATTCCTACTTTTTGTCCATCAGTGCAGTTCTGTGTATAGGCTACTATTGAACCCCATACTATAGAAATACCTAGTGTGATTAGAATCATATTGATCATTTTATTTTCCTCTCTGGATTCCACTTGGTTGATTGTGATACTATGTATCATTATAGATGCCCCAAAAATCTCACTTTTTGGGACACTATTTTTGTATTATTTTTGTGCTTTATTTGCACGATATATGGCAATTAATAAATCACCAAATGCATATAATAATACCAATGCCCATATTATTAGCATAGGCCAAGTAGCCTCCCAGAATGATATGCCCATTACTTCTGCGAGTGTGAAAGTGTCTTTTTCCATTGTATATACTCCTCTTGGATTTGCACTTGCGTTGATACTATTGTATCATTATAGATGCGTTAATTTTCTCACTTTTTTATTGACGATTTTGATAAAATTGGGAACCCCCGAAGGGATTCCCTGTAGTTATTTTTTACGAGTCCACGATTTACGATTTTTATTATTTTGTGACCGTGTTGTAGTACGTAAATTTTTTGGTTTGTTATTGGATCTATTACGATCACGATGATCAATAAATCCATTGGTTTTTTTACCAGTAGTCATTTCTTTGACAATACGATGTACATACACTGCTTTGCCATCAATACGAACTGTTTTGTAGCCGTCTCCATGATTAGTACCTGCAAGAGACCCCGCAGCTTGACGACCACGAGACTCTTTCCAGTATAGCTGACCATTTTTGAGCTTGAAGAGATTTTTCCATTTCTTCATTATAGATGCTCCAATTTCCTCAGTTTTTTATACGGGCTTAGCGATATTTGTAGTTGCGTTCTTTGTTTTGTGCGTTAACACCACTAGCAATAGTTGGCAGCATTTTAACAATTTCTTGTCTTGTTTGCCGTGATACGTCACCTGTAATGGAAAGATTAACTACTGTATTAGATTTACCTTGATTATTCATAAATCTATCTACTTTATTAGCAGGTACAACTAGTTCTCCTGGAGTTAGCATTGCTGGAACGCTATCTACTCCTACACGAGAGTAAGGTGTATTAGGCACAATACCGCCTGAATTAAATGGTAAGAAAGGAATACTTCCTAGTACAGAACTAAGATCAAAGTTTTTAAATAGAGTTCCGATAGATCCAATAATTTTACCAATAAATCCATCTTTACCAAAAATACCTTTAGTAAAGTCAATTATACCTTTAAACCCAACACCACCTTTAGATTCTGATTCTGCTGATTTTAAACCTTCTTCTAGCTTTTTACCTGTTTCCTCGGTAATTCCTTCACCTAGTTTAAACAAAGAATTAAAGAATTCTGTTAGACCACCGCCTTCGGCAGTTAGTCCTTTAAACAAAGCATCAGTAAACCCTGTAACAACAGCATCAATTACAGACATAGTAAACTTATCTAATAGTAGTTTGCCAAAGTCTTTAAAATCACCTGTAGAAATTGCTTGTACAAGACCATCTTTAAAAGCTTGTGCAAAATCAGTAGCTGTCTTTTTACCTAAAGATTCTCCGTCAGATTTCTTAGGAGGGGAAATTGTAGAACCATCAGCCGTTGTTATAGTGCCAGAACCAGTAATTGAGGCTATTCTTGCATAAACAGAATCAAGCCCTTGTTGTGCGGCGTCTCTTTGTCTAACTGCTGCACTAATGCCTGTATTACTTCCTGTCTGTTTATTGTAATCAAACTTCCTTTTAGCATCTGCAATAGCTTCTAAAAATAGCTGTTCATCTGCTCGTAAACCTTCTAACTGAACTTTTTGCCAATCACTAAGTTGAGCCGTACCCCCCATAAAACCAAGAGGTTTAATTCCTGAGTTTAGTGCAGCAAAGAATCCTGTTCCAAACTTAGATACAGCAGAGGCTTGAATAACAAATTCTCCATTAGAAAGCATAGCAGGAATTTGATCATCTTTAGGCCCACCTGGACCTCGTATATAGCCGCCTGAGGCATAACCACTCGATTCAAGGAAATTAATAAATCTTTTTAATAGACTATTTTCTGAGGCAGTTCCTCCTACTTTATTATTAGAAAAAGTTCCTCCGATCTCACCAGCAGCTGTTCCAGATTCTCCAAAGGGATTTAAATTTGAAAAGAAGCTAGTGATATTATCTTTAAATCTATCCCAGCCTGAGATTAAACCATCATAGATAGCATTGCCTATATCTACAACCCAAGCGTCAATATCTGCAACGCTGGCTGTTAAGGCAGCAACAATAGAACCAAGAATACCGCCAACAATAGCGCCACCGATAGCACCAAAAGGACCAAATAAAAGGCCTACAGCAGCACCAACACCGCCGCCTTCTATTGCACCGAGTAGTAATGCTTTATCTACCTTGCCGACACTTTCATCAAGAAGGCCTTCAACACCACTAGAAATACTATCTGCAATACCAACCACTAGGAGTCCCGAAAAAAGACCTCTTATGAGTGCGCTACCGATTGCAATACCAGAGGCGGTTGCTTTGTCTAATATTTTCTTATCATCTTTAATATCTATTAAAGTTCCGCTTAACTTAGTACCAAGAGCACCAACGGTAAAGCGAGCACCAATAGCTGTTAAAATAGTTTTAACAATCCAAGCACCTGTGCCAATAACTCCGTTTCTAAGTATACCTACAGCAGTAGCTCCAGCAACTGCAAGAGCAAAAGCGCCTCCAAGCTTTTCAGTCATTGGGCCAATGTCAATATCTAAGCCTTCTGCTAAACCTGCTCCAAATTCTCCTGCTGCATCAATAATAGCATTAATTAGTCTAGTACCAAAACCTTCTTGTCCTGCGTCATCTTTAAAGAAGTTAATAACTCCATCACCAATTGCACGACCAATATCTTTAGTTGTAACCCCAAATATACCCTTTTCATTTAAAAATGATAAAGCTTGTGGCAAAAAGGCAACTGCAGCAATACCAAGAGTTATCGGTGCAGTAATAATGCTAAGGAATCCTGCTGCAATCACATAACCTAAACCAAATAAAGCACCCTGAATTGCAGAATTTCTTAGTTCATTTGGCAAAGCTATTACAACTGCACCTGCAAAGGCGGCTCCTGCCGCTAACCACTTGTTTCTATCTGCAAAACCACCTTCTCTTAAAAATCCACCTTCGCCTAACAGTCCACCTACTCTATCCTCTTTTCCATTTTCTTGAGCAAATTCAGGAATTGGAGTACCTTTAATAAATTTATCAATACTTCTACCTAAATCATTAGAAAACTTATTAGAAACTTCTGAGAGTCTTTGACTAAGTTTTGTTAAATAGCCTAGAATACCCCCATTAGCCGCAATATCATCGGTGAATAGCTTAAATGTTTCCTGGAAGGCAGATTTTTTTGTAATAAAGAAGTTCATACTCTCTTTAAAAGAATCTGACTCAGTTACTGCATTTTTAATTGCAGAAGAAAAATCATTAATGGCCTTTATTGCTGTATAAAAGAAACTTGCAATACCGCCGCTACGTCTGCTCTCTCTACCCTTTTCGTTAAAGGGATTTACTTCTTCATACCCTAAAAAGATATTTTTAAATTCATCAACAAACTTACGACCCCAAACTTTAACTTCTCCTAATACACCTGTTAAAAGTTGTACGTAGTACCCGCTACCAATAGCATATTCGCCTTCGTCAAATATTTTACGCCACCATGAATTACCAATGATTGCGTCATACATATTCTTAAATACTAAAATTACTGAATTTTTCCAAGCTTCTAAAGTATTTAATACGTACGATACATTCTTAATAGAGTTTTCAAGATTAATAACAGGTATAGATTTGAAGAAGTCTAAATTTTTTATTCCTTCATAAGCTTTTGAAAATCTTTCTCTAAAGGCTTCAGGGTCAAAGTCAAATTGGAATAAACTTAATAAAGCTTTCTTTACATCTTCAACAACAAAAGCAACATCATAGGCAAATTTGTAAAATACAATTTGAGCCTTAGATATTTGAATTACTGCATTGTCTGCAATGTAACTAAACGCTGTAGTTAATAATTCAATTTTACCTGCAGTACTGCCTGAGAAATCAAAGACTTTATCAATTTCAGACAAGGCACGAGTAAACTCGCCCTTCATAATCTCAGTTAGTTCATTTACTGTTGGTGTTAAAAGCTCAAACTCATCACGAATTTTAGGGAGTTGCTTTAATAAAGAGTCTGCAAGAATATCTGATGTAATTTGACCATCAAAGGCCATCTCTCGAAGTTCTGCACGACTAACACCTAATGCTTGTGTAAGAGCACTTAAAATTTCAGGTGCGCCTTCTGAAACAGAGTTAAATTCTTCACCACGAAGAACCCCAGAGGCAAACGCCTGACTAAGTTGAAACAAAGCTGCTTGTTGAGTTGCTAAAGGCTGTCCACCAATTTTAGTAGCCTTATTGATAGCTTCTGTAATTTTTAAAAAATCACCACTAGTTCTATTTGTACCTTGAAAAGATCTTGCAAGTCTTTGATAGTTAGTAGCAGTAGTTGTAATACCAGTTCTAGACTCAATTGCAAGTCTATTAAGTCTTAGCATTGTTGCAGAGACTGGCTCTCCTTCTTTGGCAACAAGTTTTAATCTGTTTTCTAGCAACTTAAAGCTGTCAGCTGCTTGAACAATACCTTTAACAGTTACAAACCCTGAATAAGTAGCAATTGCGCCTTTAATTGCAGTTGCTAAGCTTTGTGTTGCCTTTTCTATATTACCAACTGATTGTTCAACTTTTTTAAGTTCAGAACGAGCCTGTTGGGAGTTCGCACGAACTCTAATTGTTACACCACTCATATTTCCTCCATTAATAAAATAGCCCCCTAATGTTCTCGATAATGAGAAGCCATCAGAGGGCGCTTTTTATTCAGGGGTAAGAATACCTATTTTTGTCAATACTTGTTCGATAAAATATTTTGGGGCTTGTTTACTATGCCCTTGATTTAATCGATCAATGTATTCTACGTCATTTATAATTTCACCTTCAGTAAAGCCAAATTTATCATAACGCTTTTTATTACGCCACCCACTTCTAGCTCTGCCAGTATCTACTGGTGTTACTATTTTAAGTGTTTTAGTGGCATAATCTATTTGTTTATCTAGTTCTAGGCTTCCGACTCTAGCCATTTCTTCTTCAACTCGTTTCATTTCTTTTTTAAAGTCAACGATGTCTATAGAAATAAATTCACTCATGAGCTATCCTTTAGTTGGTTTCCAGCCAGAAGAATCTCCATTCTTTGCTTTTAACATCATATCGAGGAATCTCCCTTTTGGGACTGCCTGATCAGGAACTTGTTTCTTCTCTGATCCTGCTTTTATAGCCTTTAAGCTAGAGAATAAACTTTCGGCAGAAGCTTTAACGCCCTGTGATCTAAGCAACAAGTATGTTCTTTGATCTTCTCGCCAACCTACTGGACGTCTTTCGAAGAAGTTAATCCAATTAATAAACTCAGTATAGGGCATTTCTTGTTCTAATTTGTAAACAGGAATACCTAATGTATAAGCTATCTCATAGACTATTTCTTCTTTATCGGTTAGTTTCCCACTTCCCCTAGTCCAGCAATACTCATTATACCGCTAGAAAGATTAGTTAGTTCTCCAATAGGAAAGTCATTAAATTCCTCATCGGTAATTTCGTCTGCGCCGATGACCGCTAGACGTATAACGTCTCGAATTAAGGCTACATCATCATAAACTTCTTTTTTATTTTGAGCCTTTTTAATTAAATCTTGAATATGCAATACTTCTGAGACTGTTAACTTCTTAACGTCTACATTTTCTCCCATAAACTCAACTTGTTCTAAAATACGTTTTCCAACTAAATGTTTCATCGAATCTTATCTTTCTCTTCAAATAATTCTTTATTATGAGCCTGAAAATCATCAAGCATTTTACGAACTTTATGTAGGGTATCTAGAGTTTCCATAATCTCTTTACCCATTTCTGAATCATTATCAAAATCTTGAAAACGTTCAAAACTCTTTCGAATGCTAATATCTACACTACGTCTCATATGACGAAATGTAGTACGCATAACAAATGTTTTACTGAATGGTTTATCCATAATACATATAACTCTCTAATAATAAGGAAGCCCCCAGAGGAGCCTCCTTCTTTAACGTCAGCTATTAAGAAGCCGCTACTGTCGCAGGACCAAAGAAATCTGATTGCGCTGACAAAGTAACAGTTGCTGTTGTAGCATCTGTCAATGCAGGGTTAACCAAAATAGCTTCGATTTTACCTTTGAAGTAGAATTCTGTGTTGTTTGCAGCAATTGTTGAGGCAATTGAATCTGCCAAAGACAATGATGATGCGCACATCAAGAAACGGAAATACACTTCAGTACCGATTAGGTTGTGGAAGTCTTCCATATCTGAGGCAACATAGTTTACTGTTACTTCTAGAGTAGGAGCATCCGCTTGACCTTGGATCTGGGAGGATGTGTTTTGTCCATAAACTGGTACGTTTACAATGTTTGCAGGAGTACCAATTGAAGGGAATTCACGCACAGAAGGCATACGACTAATGTCTGCTGAATTAGCAGTATCAAAGAGTGCAGCATACCCTGAAGCAGTCTCTGACGCAGGATTCGTAGAGCCGCTATAAATGTCTAGGTAGGAAAAAATTCCTGCGCCTAGTGATGAAATATGAGCCATTTATTATTCTCCATATATTTTAAATGGTATGATATAGCTAGCACTATAAAGTGCCTTATTAGATGGGTCTAACCCTTCCACATTTAAATAAGATGTGTGTAGCTCTGTCCCATTAGTTAATTGTTTGTTTTGTAGTACAGTATCTAAGGTATCACTGATTTCCATAATTCTAGACTGGCCTTCACCCGCTGATACGAAAATTTTAACAGCAACAATTCCAGATAACTCTTTTATTCCACCAAAGTTAAAGTTTTCACTGCTACTTGGCATAACATTAAGTCTACAAAATTCTGTTTCATCAGAAATTGTACCTTGATAGTTATCAGGATAAACATCTATACTATGAGTAGTCCAAGAAGAAGAACCAAATACTCCTTCAATATCGTCTAAAACGCTATCAAACATTATTTGACCTCCCTACTTAGCTGTGCCTCAATTACAAAGTTATTATCACTATAATCAACAATATTATAAGACTTAGTCCCTACAGTTAATGTATCATAAACTGAAAGATCTATTCCTGACTTCATAAGAGCAGTGGTTATAAAACCTTCTCCTGAAGCTTTTTGTGCTGTTTGTATAATGACTTCTACAGTTATAGTAGTTGATGTACTTACTGTAGATCTTGAAGCAAAGTCATAGCCAGAGACATTTTTACTAGAAAGTGTACCTTGTTGTACTAAATCACCTGCAGCCGCAAATGCTTTATTAACAGCTGCACTTACTTTTGCAGATAATGACATTAATTAGCCCTCCACCAAGAACCACCCATACCAATTCCATCTCGACGAATTAAAGGTCTTAATGGTCTTATAATTATAGAGGGCGTAATAGAGGTTTTTGTTACATCATTATTGCTATCTGACAAGCTAATACTACCAACAGAAATACTTTCAAAAGTTTGAATTTTCTGAGCTAGTAAGTCTTCGTTTTGTACAAGATGTAAAGCTTGTTCATATACTGCAATTTTAACTTGGGACGGAACCTCGTTATTTGCAACCGTGATCTGTTGACCCATTCGGGGATCGTAGTAAATTGCATTTTTACGAGGCCACGCTAGAGCTTGAGAAGAGCTAACAGCAGCACCAATCCAATGACGTTCATCAATTAATTGAGTGGCTGTAACTAGAGCTTGCTCTTTAGTTTCGTCATTCGAACTATCCCATTCGGCGGCATCAATTCGAGTTTCAAAATAAGTATCAGCATCGGCTATAGTTACATAGCTATTTGTATTTAGAACTAAAGCCATTAGCTCCTCCTAATTCTTATGAGTGGAAGATAGGCAAGATGCCTAGGTTTAGTGCATCCATCTTACGAGTCCATGAAGCAGCCGCACCAAGAGTTGTGTTAGTTGCAAATGCGTTTGTTGCACCTGCCCAATCATAACCTTGTGGATGCATTACGAAACCATAACGATACCAAATGTTTGTAGAACCACCACCTGTGTAAGATGCTGCATCACGATCTACTTCTACAGGTGTAGGAGCTGAAATCGGAGCATAAGCTACAGACTGAGGCTTAATAACAAATGAACACTTAGTTGACTGTGCGTTTACGTCACCTGCAGAAGTTGTTGCACGTTGACTTGCACGAGTCATTACTAGACGGAATTTACCACCAAACAGTGTGTTAAACTGTAGGTTGCCATCTGTGATGATTGTTTCATCAACAACGTTAGCAGCACGCATTTCAGCCATTGTTTCTGGTGAAGTTACTAGATACATGAAATCTGGTTCCATGTCTTTGTATGCCATGCCAATAGCCTTAAATAGACGCTCACCACGAGCAGCACCTGTTGCTGTTGAGTCAAACAGTTTACGCTCATCTGAAGAAGAAGTAGCCGCAGTACCAAATACACCATCAGCATTAATGTCAACAAAGAAACCTGTTGCAGAAGCGTCTGCATCTGTATCAAAGTCAACAATACCGCCGTTACCAGCACCACCTGCATCGCCTAGCGCTGTTTCAGAAGCTGCAACACCTTTTAGAACTTCCATAAGTGCATTGCCTTCGTCATCACCACGTACTTGAGCAAAGTCACGAGCAATCTTTGAAAGACCGTCTTGGCGTGAAATTACTTCTTGTAGGTTAACTTGCTGTGCGCCGAATGTACGCATTGACTTAACATAGTTAGAGATCTCTGTTGAGATGTCTGTATATGTACCATCAGTTGCACTTGAAAGAGAAGGCACGTTGATGGTTGGGTTCAATGGTTTGTACCAACGCATCTGACCGATAAATGACTCACCGTCAGTACGAATATCAGCTGAGCCACCAACAATATCTGTCGAGTTTAGCTTTTTAGCTGTTGTGTACGCTTCGTCAGCATACGCAGAAATAGCGAGTGCTACGTTCTGAAAATCTGTGTTTGTAATAGCCATGATTGTAATTCCTTATATATAACTATTATAATTTAATAATTGAATTGTCCTAGTTGGCCTTTAGCAGCCATTGCTAGTACTTCCTCTGAAGTCATCTCAGAAAGACTTTTAGTAACATCTGTTTGAGAAGGAGCAGAGGGAGTTGAAGTTCCAGCGCCACTATTGGCTTTAACACGGAACAAAAATGAATTATCTTCACTTTTTGAGTAAGAGTCAATAAATTCTTGAATAGAAGAACCAGACTTGTGAACCCATGCACCATTTTCGTTTTGAACAAGTTGCTCAACGATATCACGCTGTGCCATTTGACGACTACGCTCATTGCGGAACTCTAGTGTAGCTAGTTGTGTGTTCACAACATTATCACGGTTCAGCTTAGTGTTTTCTTCTTCGAACACCTTTAGTTTAGCGTTAGCTTCAGCTAGCTTCATTTCAAGAGCTTCTTTAAGTTTTCCTTCGGCTTCTAAACGTTCAATTTCAGCAGCCTTTTGTGCTTGTTCGACTTCAGCAGCTTTCTTAAGTGCCTCATCTCGCTCTCGAACCATGCGGTCCATGTTTTGCTTCATTTGTTGAAGACGGTCTTGCACCGCTGCCTCAATCGGATCTACCTCGTCCGCTTTAGCTTCTGGTGCCTCTGGTTGTTGTTCAGTCTCTTCTTGGACTGTTTCTACTGTTTCTTCTTCAATTACTGTATTTTCTTCACTCATAATTTTTTCCTTTCAAGCACAGCTTGAGTTAATATTTGTGTCACAGACACGTTTTAAATAAAGTCCTATAGGCTATTACAAATAACTACGGACCAATGCCATACCAGTCTTTATTACCCGTTAAGGGTTCTAGTATGTCTTTTCTTGTTATCTTATTTGGCGGGTCAATTAAACCTAACCGTTTAGCTTCAGCTAAAAGCTCATTATAAGATTTTCTTGAAAGACCTTGTCTACGCATCTCACGTAAGGTCTTTCTAATAGTATCACCTTCAAGAGCATCTGCATAGATGGTTCTTAAAGCATCTTTCGCACGTCTTGCTTCACTAATATTAGTAAAGAAAGCATCGTGGATAGTTGCAGTTTCAACGTTGTTTTTAAGCCCCCATTGATGGAACTTTCGTACGATAACAGCGTCATTACTGTGATTTCCGTTAACACCTAATCCAATTCTAGCATCATTTAACGAAGCTTTTCCTAAAAGTTTTCCGTCTGTTGATGCGTCTTCATAGATGTTTGCAACTCTACGTCCAGTAACAGGATCTTCAAATTCAATACGATCCTGTTCTTTAAAACGATAACGTTGCATCATTACTTTACCGTCAAATGTAACCCAAGGAATATCTGTCTTTTGGGTTTCATTAACATAACGTGTTGCTACTTTTTTCCAATAATTGATAAAGTTATCAGTTACAGGAGCACGAGCAGACATATTTTTACTCATAATACGAGATATCTCCGAAAAATCTTTTGGAGTAACAATACCTCGTCTTGCATTGCTTATTTCTCTAACAAAATCACCAACATCAGGGTGAATGTCTTGAGCATCTTTAAGAAGTTTTCTTCCTACAGGTTGTCCTTTATTTATTAAACTTACAAGTTCAGATCTAAAGCTTTCTAATTCGGCAACAACAGAAGTAGCACCTTCTCTCTTTGCTAGTTTTATTTTACCATCAATAATTCTTAAGTTAGCATTAAGATTATCTTTAGTAATAGTTAAAAAGCCTTTATCATCTAAAACCTTAACAAGACCTCTAGAAACATTAGCTGTTTTAGTTGCAGCTCCTGCACCATAGAAACCAACCATGTTTTGATACTTGGCAGCTTTTGCTAAATCTTCCCAAGTTAAATTAGAGTCTCTTAAAGCAGGAATTTTTCTAAAGTCTGGATCATTAATAGTGTCCATAGCCACAAGGTCATATAGTCTATTTTTTTGAGTTGTAGCCAAAACATTACTTGCTTCTGCAATACTTCTATCACCAGTAGATAAACCAATAATCTGAGCACCAGAAGAACTAGCGTCATTTTCGATCATTAATTTAGTCTTATAACTTCTTAAAGGTTTACCTGATTTAAGATGTCTTTCAATTCTTGCATACTCTAAGGCCATTCTAGAAAGTTTAGCAACTTCAGCACCTTCCAACCCTCTCAATAAAGGATGTTCTAAGAATTCTCTCATTCGTCTATCACGTTGAGTCTTAGCCATCATAGTTTCGCCTAAGTCAATAAGACTTTGCCTGTTTCTTTCAAAAATTGCACGGCGGCCTGCTTGAGTAAGAGCTTCAGTTCCAGGTCCAATTAGAGCACCAATTTGTACTTTTAACTCATCTAAGGCCTCATCCGTCATATTAACAGCACGACCAGAGTTAAGAAAAGGTCTTACTAGCTCACCACCAGTAGGTGTTAAGTACCCTCTATGATAAATACGGCCACGAGAGTCTATAAAGGCAGTAGTACGAAAATTCCTACCTCGTTGAGCGTGGTATTTAGCTGTTGCCATGAGGCCATAACCTTGCTCTCCACGATTAAGTATTTCGTGCCTAAATTCGTTGAGACTGTCATAATATTTTGTGTTGCCTCGGGGATCCCTAAATCTAGCGAGATCGTCCATGAATCCAAAAAATTCATCGTCTACTCCGTATTCTACGTTCATAACGTGATTTAATGTTCTTGCCATGTCACGATCAATTTGTTTAGCATCGTAATCTGCAAACTTATCTCTAGAAATTAAAGGAAGTCCTGTATCATTACCTCTAGCATCTATATAAGTTTTCTTATTAGCCTTAACATAAAGCCTATCTCTTGCAGAAGTTATACCTAACCTTCTAGAAATTGTTACCTTACGTTCTGCTTCTTGAAGCTTAAGTAAGTTTTTATTAACAACAATTACTTCTCTAGAAATCGTATCTCCCCAACCACCAGAGGCTCTTCCTGTTTCAACGTCAATAACTCCTCTACGAGTTTTGCCTCTGAATTGAACACGAATATAACCTTGTTGTCTGAAAAACTCTAGTATTCTAGAACCTTCAGTATGATGATCTTTAAGCGTATGCTTAGTAAAGGGTATAATATTTTGGAAGTCTTTTGAAAATTGCTTACCAATATTAATAGCAAGTGTATCATAGTCAGTAGACTGCCCTGATGAAATTAACTTAGAAATTTTAGTTAAACTATCAATTGCCTTTTCATTAAAAATATTATCACTAGGTTTTTTAGATGCAACTAAGAATTCTCTATCAAGAATACGCCGAATAGCTTCTCGATTACCTGCTATTCTTTGAGTTAGCCAAGAATCTGTAGGTTCTCTGTTATAAGCTTTTTTGTATGCCTTATAGGCAGCATTAACTTTAGGATATCGTCTAAGAAGATTTTTCTTTAACTTCTCTTTAGTAGGATATTTTTCAGTAAACTTATTAAAGTAAAGTCTTAAAGGCGCTCTTCCAGAGATAAATAGTTGTCTTGCAAGTTTTTTACCTTCTGTTCTTCGCCAACCGTCAATAAATCTTTGATCAGCTAGTTGATCTCTTTGTAAATCAGCAAAGTTATAATACTTACCCATAATTTGTACTTGGGGAGTATCTTTTGACAAATAACTAACAAACATCTCAGAACGTTTGCGAGAACGTGTATCTAGTAATCTAGAAACGTTTTGAACGGCAAATCTATTTTCTGCTCTAACAACCGCTGCAAAATCTCCCCATGGAATTTTATCTTTAGCATAACGCTCAAAAACAACTCTGAGATTTTCTACTACAACTGTTTGTTGATTTAAAGAAATTTTATCATTTAATCCTGCAGTAAAAGATTCAATAAATTGTTTTTGATCAGCAGATAAAAGTTTAGAATTACGCATAAAGTCTAAACGCTCTTGATAGAGATTAAAATCAGGATCATAAATATTATTGTTTTTAATTTCACCTGTTAAAGGATCAGCACTAAAGTTACGCTCATCAAATTCATTTCCAACTCTTCTTCGAGAGGCTTGTTTGCCAACTAGACTAGTACCTTTATAGTCAGTTAAAGACATTGTTTTACTAAAGTCATCAGAGTCTAATATAAATAATTGTCTTAGGTCATCTTTGTTTTTAGGGTTTCTAATTAAAGATGAAGGTCTAGTCGCTTGTAGACGAATATCTTGTTCTCTAATCTTTTGTTTAGGGCGATAAACAGCAGTAGCATTTGCAGCCTTAGCCCGTAAAGCTTGTATGCTTAACGCTTTACCTTTAGGCGTAATAAATTGTTCTGCTTTTAATTTACCTTGTCTAAACAAGTTTGCAGCATCTTCAGAGCCTAACATTTTACTCTGAATATCCATAGACTGTCTTTTTAACCAGTTACCGAAGCTTTCTTTTTTTGGAGGAAGTCCGTTAAGCTCTTGATCACTTTTTACATTTAATTTTGTCTTTTTTAGTCTAGGGGTTTGCTCACGAAATAATTCCTGTTTGTTTTTAAGTACAGGAGTCATTGAGCTACGACAATTCCAATGTAAAGGTGGTATAAACCTTTTGTCATTTAGGTCATAAACTTTACCGTTATGATGTGTACAAATAGGGCTTGTACGAGAGTCAAGTATAGCAGTAAACATAAAACCTTTAATTATATCTTCATTGTCTTCTGCTACTTTTCTTAGTGCTGCTGTTTGAGTAGAAGTTATGGCAGTTCTTGTCAAAGTTTTTGCTTGATATTCTGTTATTTTAGTAGTTTTTAAGACATCTGCAATAATTTCGTTTGGTGACTTATTGTTTGCTAGTCCAGCTTTAACTTTAGACTGGATTCTAACAAGTTCACCTGCAGAAATATTTTTAACATTATCACTAAGACCTTTTGCCCCACGCATAGTAGGGCCAGTTACTTCAGCTAATAACTCTCTTGTCTTAGGTTTATTAACTTTGTAAAAGTCTTTAACTTCTTTGTAAAGGTTATCGCTATGAAAGTCTAATTGAGAAGTAGAAAATTCTTTAACAGAATTCTTTTTGTGAGAAAGAAGTTCTGTACCAAAGCGACTTACTTCTTTAGAAACATCATTTCTAATATTTTTTCTAAGCAAGTCTCTTAAATTTTTTCTATGACGTCTTATAATACGTCTATTCTGGATTTGAATTCCTTCTTCATATAACCTTACATCTGCCATATGATCTACAATTCGATCATAAATTTTATCGTTGATATTCATCTAGTACTCCATCGAGTAGTTAGAGTTATTCCTCTATTTGCACCTCATCATCTTGAGGTTGATTTGTAAGAGGGTCAGTTTGTATTTCTTCAATGGCATCTTCATCGCTGTAATCAGCAGGTAAGAAATCATTATATTTAGCAATATTAATAAATGTAGAACGGCTAATAATACCCATTTGATACCATTCCGAAACAAGTCGCATAGCGCCTTCACCACCAACCATGGGAGCAAAGTCATTAGACATTTGAAATTCTACATTTTCAGCAGTATACATAGAACCATACTTCCAGTTAAGCATAAAAGCAATAACTTCACGAATAGTTGCAGATACTTTTGCATTTAAGGTTCCTAGTTGTGCTGTTTGAGAGGCATTACGTATTTCTAAAGCTACACCTGAAGCTGCTTGCTCTGGTGATAGCATACGAATACCCATCTTAGCCATTTCATTTACAGTAGAGTCAATTGCTTTTTCCATATCTGAAAGTGCAGCAGTAGGTGTTTCAAGTACACTAATAGATTCATCTTTACGTACACGAAGCCAAGTACCTAAACCTGCATTTACAATTTCTTCAAATTCTTCATCTGTCATATCTGATTGTACAACAGGAGTGTAGGTTGCAGCACCATAAAGTAAATGATTACGGCGAGATACCTTATTATAAAGTGCGACTTCTCTGTCAATAAGAGGCATAAGCACTGGCTCTACAGGTTCAAAATGACCATTAAGAGGCCAGGCTGGAATACGAGAAATTCGCTCACCAAACATAGTTGGATAAACAGTATTAACTTTAGTAAAGCCAATTTCTGTTAAACGATCTTCGTATTCTTGTTTTATATCACCGTTAAGAACTTTAATTTCTGTATTTGTGTCTGGATGTTCATAGTAGTCTAGAACAAGTTTACCTGACTCATCAAGATAGTGATCACATACAGTATCAATATAGTTAGGGTGCCAAGGATTATCTTCAGGATAGCGCTTGGTTAAATAACGAGTTACCCAACGAGAAAGTGTCTTTTGGCGAGTTACTGGATGTGTATCAGTTTGTATATTAATTACGTTTTCAGCTTCAATAAGCACTGGATAAGGTTTGATATTCATACGCTCTTCAGGAGCCATCATATCAAACTGCTGTTCAGTAAGTTGAGGATAATCTACATAAACCCAAGCTCTTGAGGTTTGAAGCTCTTCCCACAAAGCTGCATCAAGGAAGTTAAATAGAGAACGCCCATCAAGGGTAAAGTTATTACGAATCCAATCGATAGCATCTTCTGGTAGTTCTTCTGGAAGCTTAATGTGAGAGTCTTTACGAAGCAAAGAACTAATAAGAACTTTACAGTATTGTGCTGTAAGTCCAGGAAGTTCTGCCTCTGATCTGTAAAAGTCATATTGACGTTGTGTCATACTAGGAGAAAAAGGAATTAACAAGTTTGAATAGTCATGTTCAATAAACTCGTCATGCGCCTTTACATTCTCTTGTCCTTGTAAAACTGCTCTGGATTTTTTCCACAGAGGCTTTAAGGACTGATAACTATCACTAGGATCGGCTACCGACTTTTTAATAGCCTTTGTTGGTTTAGTTAGCTGTACCATTATTTTGTTCTCCTAGCTGGCTTTTTCTTTTTATAACCACTGGCATAAATAGCTCTGGCTTGCTTTTCGGCTTCTTTTTTAGTTTTATAAACTTTTCCAGAGGTACCCCAACGGTAGCCACCTTTTACTTTAGTTACTGGCATTACCATTTCACCTTATTTGCCCAATATGCGGCACTCATTTTACCTTTGGCGATATTCTTGGCGTGTCTTGCTTTCCAACCTAATCTACGGGCTTTGTAAGCAGCAGACTCACCTTCTTTTTTAGGGGATCCACTAACACCTTGAGAACCAAAACGAATTGTCTTAATTTTGTCGCCATCTTTAGCAACAACAATATGAGACTTAGTAGGATGATTAGGAGTTCTTTTGGGTTTATTGAAACCAGATACTCCAGCCCTCTCTAGCCGAGGATCTTTCTTTTTAGCCATGCTAAACTCCTTAAATTAATTTGGTGGGGTATTTTAACTCCCCACCTAAAGAGACTAACAGATATAATCTGTCCCTTTAATTAACCTTTATTCTTAAACGTCAGGTATTTATTCCTTACCACGAATTACTCGAATCATTTGTAAGAAACCTCTCCAGATTTCATTAGGGGAGGGTAGTAACCAACCTAAGATTAATAACAACAGTACCCAAGGGGGTATTTCATTAATGTTAATGTTTTCAACACTTTCGGTGTTTACTTTGTTTTTATCGTTAGATTGTTCTACAGTACCCTCTAGCGTTTCTACTCTTATTGTTTGATCAGTAGATTCACTAGCGCCTATTGTTTGATTATTTGTCTTTCCTAACTGAGTATTAGCAGCTACGTTAGTACCACTGCCACCACCACTAAAAAATGGTAGTCCAGAAAGTCCGCAGCTGCTTAATAAAAAACTACTTGCTAGGAGAGCCACTATAGCTTTCTTCATGTGTCACCTTCATTGGCGTTACTGTAGTCTTTGACTCTTTACCCATCCAGATTCCAAAACAACCTGTTAATGCTCCCATACAGACCGAAACTAGTCCACTTTGTTGAATAGTAGGGTCAGGGAGTGCCATATACCAATGGACTGCTTGATACGTTAATACTGTAACTGCTAACATCATTAATCTTGGAATTACTTTCCAGTCATCGACTATAGTATGCGCCATTTTGTTTACCTCATAGAAGTTCAAAGTGAGGTCCGTCAATAAAAGGTCTACGTCCTTGTGAGCGTCTGAGGTCAATGTAGGCCATCATAGCATCTTCAGAAGATCCTGGATAGGAACGAATGTCTCCTTCAGACCACGCTGCGCCCCACTTGATTGCTACACCTAGTTCAGTTGCAGCAGCTTTCATAGCGTCACAAAGATCATCGTAAACATTGAGTTCCCAACAACCTTTTCCATTTACATAGGCCATGAGATCTACTGCACGACCTTCTAGATGTTTTGATTTCATTGTTTGAGACTTACCTGCAGCAACAAGTTTTTCTTGTTCTTCCACAGTACGAAGTCCGTAAACAACTCCGAAGTCTACCTTAGTTAGTTCAATAGCACGTTTTACAACTGCTACTAAACTGGGATCAACGCCCTCTAGTTTTGCTAGAGAGCGCTGGCTTAAACTATATCCCATAATATTCTCCTTACTCTGGGGCTTCTGGCCAGTTTGGTTCAAGAGGATTTGTAGTGTTAGCTGGTAAATCTCTTAAAGCCTGTCTGTAGTTAGCCCATTCTTGTTTCTTTTCATCTGTTAAATTGCTGTCCCATAGCATCCGTCTATCAGAACTTTGCAACATGTTGTTACGCAGCTTTCTAAACATATTCCAATCAAACTCTGTATACATTTTTAATCCTTATGTTTGAGTAAAGATTGCAGTTAAGGCACCTTGACTGCAACTAATTGCCTTTGCCCTACCGTAGCTTTCAGTAAATCCTATGCTAATTGTATAAGAAGTATTAGCACTTGCAGTAAAACCATGGGCAAATACAAGTATATATGTATAAGCGCCGCCATCGTTCTGACCAAAACCATATTCTGTGCCTTGTTGTACATTGTTAACATATAGTCTAAAAGTATAACTATACGAACTATCAGTAGCCGCACTTGGAAAAACTAACGCTGAATTTACTAATACAACACAATTCGAAGTTGCTGTTGGTGTAAAAGTTAGTGTGGCACAAGTACCAGTAACTGTTGAAGTGTCTCGGCCTTTATTGCTACCATAACTATCTCCTGTCATGATGTCATACTTAGCTGTTGATAGCGTAGGAATACGGGCTGCGTTAATAGTACCTGCGTTAATTTGACTAGCAGTAATATTACCGCCATAAATATAGGTAGATACAATACTATCAGCTTCTAAACTTACTTGGGTCCAAGAAGATCCATTCCAATAGTAGTTTTTATTATTAGAAGTATTATACCAAATATCTCCTACTGCAGAAGCACTTGGTGTACTAGACTGATAGTAGCTTTTAATTTTACCAATAGCAGTTGAATAAGCTGTATTAGCGGTACTGTTTGCAGTATTTGCAGTGCTTAATGCTGTTGAGGCATTACTTGCAGCAGTATTAGCTGTACTTTGAGCTGTAGCTGCATCACTAACAGCAGTATTAGCTGTAGATTGTGCAGTTGAAGCATCACTAACAGCAGTATTAGCTGTACTTTGAGCTGTACTTACATCAGAGTTAATATTACTTAGATCTGTTGTTAAGCCACTAACTTTACTCTGATCTAGCGTAGGAATAACCCCTGTATTAATAGTACCAGTACCTACAGAAATACTATCTGCCCTAATGTTGGTAACACTTACTTGAGTTGCATCAATAGTACCTGTAGTGATTCTATCACCATCAATTACAGTAGAAGCATCTGCCAAACGAGTATTAAGGTTAGTAAAACTAACAATACCATCGAAGTTAACACTACGTGTAGGAGTAGTACCTGTTGCATTAGTGGTTGTAGCACTTGCTGTAGCATCAGTAAAACTAATGTCACTAAAATAATAAGTAGTTGTACTTGAAGCATCAATAGTAGGTGCTGTTAAAGACCACCCTGAAGTTAATCCACTAATTGCTAAAGTAGACCAAGTAATAGTAGCGCTTGGAGCAGAAGGTTGAGAAGTTGCACCTATATAGACCCTTACAGTTGCTAGTCTTGGAGCATCATCTCCTGTAACACCGTCATCTCCAATAAATTTAACAAAAGTCTGTCCACTTACTGGTAAAGTAGGTTGAGAAATACTTTCATAAAAAGTTACATATTCTCGAGATCCTACTGTAAAAGATTGGCTGCTACCCGAGGCGTCTGTTGCATAAATAGGCCAAATACCTTGCCCTGAAGTTCCGTCATCCCCAACAAATTTAATCCAAGTACCTGTAATAGTACTTACAGCAGGTGCTGTTCCTGTGTACTCATAATAAAGAACATACTCTTGATTACTATAAGTAGTGGTTTTATTCGTACCGCTTGCGTCATCTGCGTAAACAATTAATACTCCTGCATCTTCGCCATCTTGTCCTAAAATAGCAGGAGTTGACCAATTAGCTGGTGTAGCGTTAGTAGTAGCTTGATAACCTTCTGCCTGAGAATTTGAAATCCAAACAGGCCCAACCCCTATAGGAACAGAGGTATACCAACCACTAGGTGGTGTTAAAGTGTTTGTTGAAAAATTATAACTACCCCCGCTTGGTGCGGAAGGTGTTGATAAAGATCTCTGATAAACACTTAGTTCCCTTACTAACGTTGCAGTTCTTGGTATAAAATTTAAAGTAATACCACTAGAACTTCTTACAGGGAGTGTAGGTTGTTCATCAGGCTTATAATCAATTACTGCAAAGTATGGATACGTAGTTTCACTTAGAGTATCATCATAAGACTGAGTATTAGTATCTTGATTTGAAGTTGTACCGTAAATATAGTCTTGTGTCTTTGGCCCTGTGTAAGTTACATTATAAGGGCCAATTACTACTCTATCAGAAACTTGTCCGTTAGGGGCGACTGTTCGTACTCCCCAATGATAAGTGTCTTGTTCTAAGGCAATAACATCGAAACTTGTACCTGTAGTAGTCCCTAAATCAAACCAAGTACTCTGGTTATCGTTTGAGGCTTGTACAATATAATAAAGCACATCACTATCAGCTGCAGTCCAGGAAAGATTACCTGATGCTACGCCATTATAAAGTGCTGTTGTTGACCATGTTAAGTTAGTAACTAAATCAGGGTCAAAACTAGTTGGATTAGTTACAGTAACTCCAGGATTGTCATTGTCTGCAACGTTCCAAGCATAGCTGTTAATATCAATATAAAACGCATCAATTCTAATACTAAGATCTTCAGCAATCTCTGTCGAGTTAACTCTATAAACAGCATTAATGTCTGATAGAGGTAGTTCCACCTTAATAAAATCTCCAGGCTCTAAACCAATAGCGTCTTTAGTAGCTATTAGACTTATATTATGAGCAGTTCTAGATTGTCTTCCAATCTGTTCTGCATGAGCCAGAGCATGATAAGGGTCTGTAACGCCTTCTAAACGAATGTCAGTAGACATTGGTTGATTGTTGTCTTCACTTAACAAGGAAGCATAAAGGCTACGTCCAGCTGCTGTTTCTTGGTTAGGCCAAGTTTTACTGTCTTCTTTAAAGTTTTCGTGCTCATTAAGAAAAGTAACAGTCACAGAGTTGAAACGCTCTGAGGCCGAACTCCATTGAAGATCAACACTGTCTCTAATAACATTATCGTTATTTAAGGTCTTAACTGTAAGAGCTTCTAAGGCAGTTTGATTAGAAGGATACTCTAGTTGTAATTTATATTTTCCATCAGAAGTCCAAGTTAAAACAGCCAAGGGCATAGTATTAAGGATAGATTCGATATTGTCACGAACAGTAGCTTCAGAATCTAAAGAAATATTACATTCATATAGAGGGATATTACGAGTACCTAAAGTTGCACTAGAATAACTTCCGTTAGGGTTTTCTTCTGTGCCTGTTTGTGTAAAGGTATAGAAGTTTCCAGTATCTAACGCTTTATAATAAGTATCTTCGTTAGTATCATCGCTAGTTACATCAGGGAAATCACTAAAAGTATTATAAGCTTCAATAGGATATTCCCCATTAACGGTTCCTGCAACTGTAACACCTGTCATCTTTGTAGTATTACAGATAGTACCTGCATTATAAAAAGATTCTAAGTCTACTTCAGAAACATCAATATTACGACCATGATCTCCTAATAAATAATCAAGTAAGCACCATGCAGGGTTATTTGAATAAATATAACCTCCAAGGCTATAAGTTCCACTGCTTTCTATAACTGGGCGTACCTTACGACCCTTTACAAAAAATGTAAGATTAGGAATACCATTATAGTTGTAGTCGTCACGATTTAAATGAAAAGCACAAGTTGCGTGAGCTAGTCCTGTAAACTTATGATTATCACCAATACTGTTTGCATTACCTAAGGGGGAAGTTGCTGTTAACTGATCGTTATAAGTATGTACGACATGTCTATGCTTTTTATCTCTATTGTAAACACTATCATCAACAGTAAACCCTTGAACACCTTCAATACCGCCTTGACAAATTGCTCCATCCATAAAGAGAGTACTATTTTTTCCAGTACTTCTATTTTGGTTTAAAAAAGTATTTTTTGAAAACCATTCAGTTCCACTTGATCCAGGTGCTGCGTAGGTAAAAGAGTTACTTGTTTTATGATTAGCCTCTATAAGTCCTAAAGCTTGTTTACCATAAACAATAGGTATATGAGTAGCTTCGCCCCGTTTATTAATAGCAAAGCCTTTACGTTTATCTGCTTCTCTCTTAAGTTTATTATATTGTTGAATTTGATAAGCAGTAGATACTGCAAAGGTAAACCATTGAAGGGCAGTTTTGCCTAAATAAGTAATTGGTTCTACTGGCATTAGACTTTCCCCCACTTAAGTTTGATTACAGATTCACCGTAAATGTTCGAGAAGCTTTCATCATCTTCATCTTTTTGTTTAATACCATTTTTAGAACCAATAAAAGGAATAACCATATCAAGGTCAGACATAGGAGAAGTTCCTTCAAACGTAACTAACTTATTATCAAAGTTATTACTAATGGCAGGACTATCAACATAACCTTTATAAACTAAAAGAACATCGTTAGTTGTAAGAACAGGATCACCATTAGAGTCAAAAAATCCAACTCTAACTGTCATATCTTTTCCAACAACATTCTGATCAATTTCACTTTTAAAAGTATCATTGTCATCTTCAACAACAACTACTCGATAAGATTCACGGTCTACTACCGAAGAGAACTTTGGTGAGTCTACTTCAAGAATAGCACCATTAGCTGTATAGTTGTTTCCATCAAAAGTTACATCATAAGGTAAAGAAGATAAACGGTAAGTAGTAGAAAATTCTAAATCAATTAAAAAGAAAAAGTCAACAGTATCTTGACTAATTAAGTTTTGTACTGTACTGCTAAAAGTTCTCATTACAACGCCTCTATAATATTAATAGTTCCAGGATCGGCTAAAATGCCATCACTGAAAGTTATACCTCTTAAATCACTAATATCTCGATAATATCTAATTGTTGCATTGGCAACTGTTGAATAAGTTAGACCACTAGGTGGTGTTGGGTAAAGGTTAGAGTCAACTACACTAGAAGCGTCTGACTTAATCATATAGACTTTGTTATTGCTGCCTGTTACAAAAGCACCTTTTGGATAGTTTACAGTACTTAAACGATCGTTAACCTCTTTTAACTGAGGCATAGTCATAGTTTGTACTGTATCAAAGTCTACAATGGTTAAAAGAGCATCTGCAGGAGTAGTTGTTACAATATTAAAAGATAGTTCCCAACGTTGAGCACCTTGTGATGATCTTTGCTTTTTAAGTGAAATTGTATCTGCATCAAACATAGGTTCATTTGACGCAATAGAAAGTGGGGCTACAATTTCATAACCCTCAAAATAATATTTCATAATTAACTCCTTAATGGTCTGGCTAAAAGACTCAATCGTCTATCTAAAAACATATAACGAGAGCCTTGTTTTATTCCTGAATTATCTTCATCAGTTGTGACCCAGTGACCATTCTCTGCTATAACTGCAGAGCCATCCATGTAACCAATATCACCATATTGGGGTCTTAAGTCAGGACGTATTTCATAATTACAATACTCAGCAAAAGTTTTAAGAGTAAATCCTTTATTACGTAAGGCTAGTAAATATTCCCTCGGATTATTATATTCTACTTTAATATCTTCTGCTTTTGATTTGTTACCTTTTAGTGCTTTATCATATTCGATAAGAAAACAAAAACAGTCATTGTATCCCCATGTAAACTTATCTATACTACTTGTTCTTTCATTAATAATTCTTTTTGCTCTTTCTAAAGCATTACTTATTTCTTCTTTACTATAATACATAAATACTACCTTTAATAACACTAGGGGACAGCCCTTCTTAAACGTCAGGTATTCTATCCCCTAGAAAGTATTAAACTTTTTCTGCTATAAACATTCTTACTAGATCTGCCACAATGTCGCTTCGTACAATGTCATCAACACTGAACTCTACAACAGGTAGTGACATACCTGCTTTCTTGACTAACTTACAAAACTTAGTTAAGTCTTCTCCGTTTTTTACATCAGATTGAGCAGGATCCCCCATTAAGATTAGTTTAGAGTTCTCACCTAAACGTGTACTAATAGCCTTTAATTCATCCATACAGAGGTTTTGAGCCTCATCTACTAGTACGAGAGCGTCCTCGTAAGAACGCCCTCTAATAGTCTCAATAGGTTGTATCTCAATCTCGCCTTTATTTAACATATACTGGTATTTGCTTTTGCCTAAGGCCTGTTCTAAAACCTCAAGCATAGGCATTAACCACGGTGTCATTTTATCCTGTATAGTTCCTGGGAAATGCCCAAGAGTTTTACCTGTAGGTACGTTTGCTCGAGTAAGTACAATTTTATCATACTTACCTTGTTTGTATAACTGAGCAACTGTTCCCGCACTACAATAAGTCTTACCTGTACCAGCACATCCAATTGTTACTACAATAGGGTACATCTTGATACTTCGAATAAGTTTATCTTGTTTATCGTTTTTAGGTATCACATGGAAACCTAACTGATGAACATTATTTTTAGTAGCGTAGCGAGATTTTCTTTTTGACATGTAAGTCCTTTATGTTTACATTAAGGTTTTGTTGGCCAATCTTCTTCTAATAATTCTGGCCAATTCTCATGATTTGTTAAATTACGCAAAGAAGTTCTATACGTTGCCCATGTAGCCTTATCGTCATCGGACAATGGGCTGTCTGCCGCCTGTGTCCAATCGCTTTCCATAAGCAATGTATTACGCTGATTACGGACGATATCTGATTTTACAGATACCGATTCAGGGTATTTTGCTTCAAGAGGAACTCCCTCTTCATCTATTGAAAAGTAATCATTAGATAATTGTTTTAAGATAGATAAATTTCCTATTACAAAGGCTTCTACCATATCATTATCAATAAATCTAATAACTGGTTCCGTTCCACTTAAAAAATTGTAATTAGGGAGTTTAATTTGTTTAGTCGGAACAAAGCTAGCCAGACCTACTGTTGGACCGTCTGTTGGTTCTAATACTATATCAAGGACATCTGGGATTGTAGGTTCTTCCTCAGGCTCTAAGTTCTGATCAGGATTATCTCCGAGTGCTCCTGAGATCCCGTCAAAGTTATCTGGGGCTGTAGAACCAAAGACCAAAACTGATGAGAGATCATCATTAATAGTCAATTGATAAGTAATCATTACTGTTCTACTCCTAATAGCATTGTCCAACCACTAGGATCCCCCTCAACTTTTGTACCTCCAGACAAAGTAACTTCTATTGGGCGATGTGCAAAATAACTACTATAGTAGGGCCATCTTAACTGAACACCATCAATATAACCTGGACCAGTGCTACTGGTGTTCCAAAGGTGGCCTTTAAAGGTCTTACCTTCTGGAACTGTATACATTTCATTTCTACCACTTGTTGTCTTTACAATGGTGGTACCTCCACCGCTTGCTGATAATGCCATAATATTCTCCTTATGTTTGTTCTATACCTGTGACTGTGACTTTTAAGTCAGCATCATTTACTCCTGCGGAACCCGCTTCACTTGAAATTATAGGAACGCCAAAATGTCGCCATGCGTAAGATGTACTACCAGAAGTTCTCCCAAACATCGGATCTGAAGAATACCTATATAACTCGTTCCCAGTATTGTCAAAAGTAATCATTTCATTACTGTTTGTTTTAGTTCTAAAACCACCCTTAGGGGTAAACCCAAACTGAGAACCTCGGAAATTTCCAGGCATCTGTGGAACAGTTATGTCGGTACGAGAATTATACCAAGTATGTCCTAAGTCTTTTCTTGTTAATGCTGTTACTGCTGCGCTTCCTGCGGCTGTTCTTAAATCTGTCCAAGAAATATTAGATTTATATTGACCTACAAGAGTATTGCTTCTGTAAATATACAAATACCATTCATCAGCAGAATGATCAACAGAAATAATAAAATCACCATCTGCATAACTAATTGATGCATCAAAGTTAAATTTGTAAAATGCACCATTCATCATATTTTTCATATATAATTCTTGAGGATTACTATTACTAGGAATATACCAATACATACCATGATAAGCATGTCCTCTAGGATAAGAAGAAGTAGGATAAGGAGAGGGGTGTCCAGTACTTTGATTCCAATAAGTGGGGTAGCTTAATCCATATATAGTAAACGAAGAAGGATCATAAAATGGTCTATGGCCAATAAATTGTCCATTACTTCGCATCTCTACCATACGTTGATCTGTAACACTTCCGTTTGTATTTGATAACCAATTTCTTCGCCAATCAAGCAATCCAAAAGCTCTGTAATTATTATAGGTAAGTTGCTGGTTATTTATGCTTGAGGAAGTAGTGCCTCCAACAGATCTTGCCGCACTAACATAATAGGTTTGTACAGAGTTATTGTCGTGTCCATGCCAATATATATTCTCACCGCCTGAAGTAGTATACATAAAATATAAATCAATCATATCGCTAGCATATGACAAACTTGTATGTTCTGTTTCAAATTCAGATTGTAAAGCTGTTTGTAAAGAACCACTTAGATGGCTAATATCATGAGCTGTGCCATCATCCTTTTCTATATAATAGTAGTAACGTAATCGACTTCCATCATAACAAATTCCAACAACTTTTTGAGCTACTATGGGCCAATCACTTGTTTTAAGTTTTAATGTAGAAGAACTAGGTACAATAAGATGCCCTTCAAGGTTGTAAGTTCCGCCTTTTCCTAAAGAAATATTTGCAATATTTTTTCCGTCTAATTCAAGATACGTATTAGATAGTTTTTGATCAGGCGAAGTTATTGAAATTTGTTTAATAACCTTATTATTTCCACCTGATATTAGCGTTTCCTCACCGTCATTTAGATTTGTTTTAGTAAGTGTTGTATCATAAAATTTTTTAAATGCTTCTGCCATATCAACTCCTTAAGATGCAGTGTAGCCAAACATCTGAATACCAAATGTTGGTTGGGATATTCCAGCAGCGCTTATTTCAGAGGCACTCATTTTGCCCATAGTTCTTTTCCATAAATAATTACTTGTAGGTGTTACAGTATCAACCCCTACGAATTGACTATGGCTATAAAGTTCATTTCCATCTATATCACACATTACTAAAACATTACTGTTGTTTTGGTAGCCAAAACCACCATCCATTCGATCTGAGAGCTGACAAGCAGCAAAAGTACCAGTATTGATACTTCCATTAGGAATTGATACGTTAGTACTTGTGCAATTTACTGAGCTAGTCCCACCTGATGTAATAGATTCATATTCTGTTATAGTTCCTGGAGTAATAGCTCTTCTCATAGTAGTGCTTCCATCAGGTCTCCAAAATACAAATTTGTCATTATCTTTATCAATTGATACAGTAAAGTCATAATTACCACTGCTTGACCAATTAACGCTAAGATTAAATGAAAAGAACTGACCTGTTTTTAAAGAAATACCATAAATTTGGCTGCTATAACTACTACTTGGTATATAAAAATACCAATCTCCAATGCAATGTGCTCTTGGCCAAGAAGAAGTCATAGAGGGACTGAAGCTACCTTGGTTAGTTGCAGGGGTTGAACTAGCAACACCATTCCATTTATTAAATGTTGTCTGAGTGTTACGAATACTATTACTATAACTTAAAGAACCATAAGTATAAAGATAAGCACCTGTCTGATCTAACATATTAGGTACATACCCCATTGATACACCTGTAAAGTTAATAACTTCAAACATAGATCTACTTATATCTCTATCATAAGCAAAACCTCTATAATTTCCGCTAGGTATTGCACCATACTGTTGAACTTCGGTACTACCACCTCCATAGTTCCAATCTTTAGCAGGAATGGTGTATTGTCCTTGGACAGAGTTGCTATCATGATAAATATAACTCATAAGATAATGAGGATTGTGCTGACTATTAATCCCTGTAGCGGCATAACTTCTAGCGTCTACTACATCAATTATATTACTATAATGGCTACTAGGAATGCCATTATCATGATAGTTTTTATTTTCTGAAATAGTATGAGTTACGGTACCTGTTGATTGATCCCTAACTTTAACATTTACATATAGCCTTTGAGTAGTATTACTGCCCATAAATTGCTCATACTCTTTATAAAATGCAACTGGATAAGTATTTGGCAATTTAAGTTTTACAGTAGAGTTTGGAGGTACAATATATTCTCCAGTAAGACTAGCTCCTGAACTAGTAAGGCTAGCTACATTGTGACCATTTACTTCTAAAAAGCCGCCATCAAAAGTAACTCCTGACTGCGGATCAAAAGTTACTTCTTTAATAATTTGAGTGGTACTACTGTTTGTAGTAAAAAGTGTATGCTCACCATCAGACTGAAACTGTGAGTCACCTAATGTAGCGTTGTATATACGACCTACTGAATTAGCCATAATATTTCTCCTTTATATATAAGTATACAGGCTAGCCATAGAGGCACCTGAACTAGCTACTTGAGTGTCTACATAATTTTTGTTTGCGGCGTCTGTTCCAGAGCTAACTGTATCAATACCTTCTATTCTACCTGTACCTTCAAGTTTAATCCTTCCGCTATAAATCCGAGTATATGACGGACCTATGTGCGCAATATTTGAATAACTGCTTGTATGACTTGATTTAAACCAGAAGCCTGAATCCTCGGTATTAAGATACTCAACAAGCGTACAGTGATGCCCACCAGAAATAGTAGGGCTAGATCTACTTCCTGAAACTTGCATGCGAGAACCGATGAAGTGGTTCCAGTTAGAGGTGTAACCTTTTAAATAACCATAACCTGAACCGCCGCCAATAGCTACGTCACCTTGGCCCTGTATTAATCCGTTTACAGAAAGAGTACCAACATCACCAATATTGTAGTTGTTCATATCAATAGGCGAGTCAATTATAGTGTTTGTGCCACGAATATAGTTTACGCTACTATTACTGTAATTTATATGTGTGGCAGTGCCATTTCCGTTATCAATGCGTAATTCGTTGTCAACCGTCAGCTTACCTGTCATGGTATCATTAGTATCACTACGCAAGAAGCTGCTTGCCTGAATACCGTCAACCGTGTCAGCATCTAGGCCATTGCCAGAACCTTCGTCACCTGTGTGGAGCAGTCTGCTATACGCACCGCCATTATAATAACGAGGATTGTGTTCAAACGCCCAGTAACCGTTGTTGAACACTTTAGAGTTACTACCCGTGTCCGATCTATATAAACCCATAGCCCACGGGCCACCGCTTGACGTTTGTAAAACTAGCGGCTGACTTGTGCCAGTGCTTATGGTGATGGTTCCTGTAGCGGTATCAGCCGCATCACTACGCAAGAAGCTGCTTGCTTGAATACCATCTAACAAGTCAGCGTCTAACCCTGACCCTGCACCATCGTTTCCGCTATTCCAGAAAGTAGTCCAAGACCGCCATGTGCCGTTGTCACGACGACGAATATGAATGTCTGCTGTACCTGACCCAGTGCCACCCCACACCATTTGCGTAGGCTGTCCTCCGTCATTGAGAACCATCATATTATGGTATGTGCCAGAAGGTGCGTTTGTTGGCACAGAGCTAGTCCAACGGTAATGTCCGTTTGTTGTGATTGTGTTTAAGTCATTAGTTGAGTTTAGGGCTGTAGCTTCTATACCTTGCTTCACATCAACAAGGCTTGTACCATCCAGCAAATCTGCATCCAAGCCTGACCCTGCGCCATCTACTGTTTTGATCTTAGCTAATACGTCTGCAGCAGTGTAGCTAGAAGAATTTAACTTAGTACCTATCTGATTACTTATGGTAGTAGCAAAGTTAGGATCATCGCCTAAAGCAGCCGCCAACTCATTAAGTGTATCTAACGTAGCAGGAGCAGAGTCCACAATATTTGCAACCTCAGTATCAACATAAGAAGTTGTTGCATAAGAGCCTAGGTGCTGAGTAACAGCACTAGAACTAATATCGGAATCTTGGATAGTAGAGTCTACCCAAGCTGTTCCGTTATATCTTAGAAAATCACCTGTAGCTGCAGAAGTAATGGTTACATTTGAGATATCCCCTACTGAGTTAATTTGAGGAATATCATCATTAACCCAAGCAGAACCATTCCATTTTAAGAATTGATCTGTACTAGCTGATGTTATTGTTACATCTGAAATATCATCAAGAGAATTAATCTGAGGAATATCGTCATTAACCCAAGCAGAACCATTCCATTTTAAGAATTGAGAAGCACTTGCAGAAGTAATAGTTACGTTTGAGTGAGAGTCTAAAGTGTGGTCATGGGGAGGAAATGTTGCAGGAACATTTACCAAATCCCCATAATCACCTGTAGTTGCTATGTCATGTAGCCCAGTGACTTCACTTGCAGAAATTTCGCTATCACTAAGCGTGTTATTTGCTGAGAGTAACTGAGCCAGTTTTCTCGCCTTTGATCTAGCCATTGAGCTACCTTTCTTTTTATTGTTTTATTCGGGTGCGGGTTCTGAAGTCGGAATAGTTTCAACAGACCAAGTAGCCTGATAACCACCACCAGATTTAGCTTCGTAACCAGATATTTGTGCATACTGTGTTTCTGTTACTGTTGGCTTGTTGGACAAATCTAAAACATATCTGTCGCCATCAACAAGAATCTCCATATTACTTTCATCACTTTCAACGGCTGTGCTGTTGCTGCCTTGGTGTTGAGTAATGTCAAAGGTATCTCTGTCTTGTATTGCTACAATAAAATCACCACGCTCAAGATGAGAAGTGTTATCAAATATTTTAATTCGCATTGCTTAACTCCTATGCATCTTCTTCAATAACTAACATTGACCATTGAATATGACCGGCTGCCCGATTGCTCCAATTGTTATAGTTCGTACTACCCGCCCAATCATATAGATATACTGTCTCACCAGCAGTAGCGTGAGGTGTTGGCAAAATACTGTGAATACTTCTATCGTAGCCATTTGTTAGCCTTGAACCATCATAGCCAGGTGGTGCTATATACTTTTGTGCGCTTGCACTAGTGTTGTATCTACGACCAATTGCTAAGGTGCCATAATAACCTGTGCTAAATGCATAACCAAAGTTAAAATCTGCCCAATCATTACCACTGTTTCTTGTTGTATATCGTTCCCTTACACTATCGCCAATATAAAGCTGAGGGGTATGATTAATGTTATCAACTCTTGTCCATCTGTGACCGTGGTCAGGATTGAAATGCACAGATGCATATACTTCGCTGGTTGTACCTCCACCAAAATCACCTTGTGGCATATAAACCATTAACATTCTGTTTGTATTATGTCCTGTAGATGTACTGCCAGTACCATTAGTGCCAGCGTAAAAACCACAAACATTAGCGTAGTTTTGATAGCCGCTTTTTATACTGCAATCAAATCCAAGTCTTGCAATCTTACCTGCTGGAACAGTGTATCCTGTTGATGTTGCATCCCATTGGTTAGTTGTTTGAGCAGTATAGTGACCATTGTAAAATTTTATATTTCTTCCCATAGTTACCTCCTAGAAAGCCGAGAATGCTGTACCACCACCACCAGCACTGGCTACTGCGGTATCTACGTAGTTTTTGTTTGCTGCATCAGTTCCAGATGAAACTGTGTCAACGCCTTGAATGCGGCCTGTGCCGTTTAATACGATGCTGCCGTGTTGAACTGTCAGATTAGAGCCATCAATCTGCATATATTCTGTGCCATTGATGTAGAACTCTGTGCGGTTGTCATGAACATGCTTAATAGCCCAAGAGTTGTCAGCATCTAACAAACCAAATTCATTTGAACTGGTAGCGTATACAGAACCTCTGCGGCTTGTCCCGTTTGTCTGAAATTCAATCTGATTATAACTTTGTGAAGTTCTTGCGGTCCAGTTTGTGGAGCTATTAGAGGCCCAATGGTTTCCAGTGGCCTCGTTATAAAGACCCTCGCCAGTGTTGTAGTTGCGATACCAATCGTGGGCATAGAAATTTGTAGCGGTTACACTTCCACCAGTTGAATTAACATTTGCAAATGTTGGAGATGATGTTGTTGTAACAGCTTGGTTTAGGTAACTGCTGAACTGGTTGCCATCCCATAGGTCAGCATCCAATCCAGAGCCAGAGCCATCGTTGCCAGAGTGCCAAAGTGTATGAGTAGCTGAACCATTATAGATATAACCGCCAGAATATAAATATCTGGTTGAATTACCTCCACCGCCACCTATGTATGAACCATAAGTGGGATTATAACCCAAAAAGTCAGCATACCCTGTTCTTGATGCTAGTTGACCTGTTGCGCCAGCAGCAAAAGTAGGGTTAGCAGTAAAACTATCAGCCGTATCAGAACGCATAAACTGTGTGCTGTCTAAGCTATCAAGTGTTGCTGCATCAATGTTAAGCGCATCAATGTCAGCCTTGGTTTGATCCGCAGTAGCACCGCTTTCAATGCCATCTAACTTAGAGCCATCAGATGCTATATCACGTCCATCAACAGTTCCAGAAACTGAAATATTCCCAGTAATGTCTACGCCTGTGCTAGTGGTTTCTAGCTTTTTGCTGTTGTTATAATTTAATTCAACTCCACCAGTTGCAACAATACCTTTTAAATAATCACCACCTGAATTTTTTATTATTAAGTTACCAGTGTTATTTTGAATATAACTATTAGATCCGTCATGGAATAGTTGAAGATCATCAGAAGTACCGAATACAGCTTTGTTATTATCATTAAAGGCTAAGGTGCCGTTAATACTTACGCCGTAGTTTTGTGTTGATAGTTTTAAAGAGTTGTCATAATAAAGTTCTACTGCTGAATTAGCATAAACAACAACCCCCTGTTCTCCAGAAACAGCTTGTAATTTAATTTGACCGCCCGAGCTATTACGAATATGAAAAGATCCAGTGGTATTTTCAATATTTGTATTAGTACCATCGTGGTAAATCTCGAAATCTTGAGAGTCACCAAAACGTAATCTAGTGCTGTCTCCAAGATTAAGTGCGCCTGTTAAAGTGCCTCCCGAAAGAGGCAACTTTGAGTCTACTTGTGTTTGAATATTAGATGTCACACCATCTGTATAGTTTAGCTCTGTTGCACTAGCAGTGACTCCTGTGATATCTACTACTTCAATAGTACCATCAACTAGAGGGCTACCCGCCGCAACGATATCAGCTAAGTCTCTTGCTTTTGTCATAGTGTTTTATTCCTTTATGCTGCCTCTTTGTTGTTATGGTTTCGTAGGCCAATCCTCTTCGTTAAGATTAGGCCAATTCGCATGTGTGGTTAAATCTCTCAAAGCTGTTCTGTATGTCGCCCAAGCAATTTTATCTTCATTGTTTAAAGGGCTGTCGTTCATTTGCGTCCAATCGCTATCATCAAGCAATTTGTTTCTATCTTCACGTAAAACAGCGGCGAACCGTTCATCAGCCCCATCTACCCAAGCCTGTTGCATAGCGTTGTATTCTGCCAATTCATCTTCAGTCAGAGGAACAATTTCACCACCAAAATTCTTTGTTATCGTCATTTGACCATATCCTCACCTTATCTGTCTACGCCATAAACCCAGAGTTCACCAGTCATCGTTCCTGTGCTGGGGAAATATTGAAAACCAGTTATGTTTCCTGATCCCGCAGAAGTAAAATCACCACCACTAATGCTAACTCCGCCTTGGCTACTGCCGTTAATATGCGACATCCAAGAGTACATCATAACTTGGTACGAACCTGCTTTTGTATAAACTATTCTAAATGGAAACAGAGTTGTCGCATCTGAATAGCACTGATTGCTATTATGGCTGTGTATAAAAAAAGATGAGCTAGTTGATATATAACCGTAGTTTCTATGGTTACCTGTGGTATCATAAGTGCTGTTGGTGTGAAGTGTTGTGCCAGTATAAACTCTTGATTGTAAATGAAAATAGTTTGCTGCATTAAGTCTCATATAACCATGCACTTCATATTCTTCATATGTGGTGGAACCGATATTTGTTGGTGTTACTGTCACACTGGCAACATTACTAAAAGTTGTGGTATACAGCTCCTTTAGTAAACCACCACCCACACCAGATGTACCTAGTGCCGCCACAGTTGTTGCATCTACAGACGCAATGTTAGTTAGCTGTCTGCTATCATCAATTACTGTTGTACCTGATACTTTAATAGCCATCTTCGGATTCTCCTATTAGCTGTTAAGTTGAGCTTTAAGCTCGTCTATCTGTTCTTGCTGTTCTTTGATTGCTTCAATTAACACAGAGACAATGTTACCGTATTTAACTGATTTGATACCTTGGTCGTCTGTACTAACCAGTTCGGGAATAACCGCCTCTACCTCTTGAGCAATCACACCAACTTCTGATTTTCCGTTTTCAATCCAATCGAATGAGACACCACGTAACTGTTGCACTTTGTCCAAAGCATCAGGAATAGTCTCTACGTTAGTTTTAAGTGTAGCATCTGACGTACTGTCAAAGTTGGCTGCGTATATAGTACCTGTAAACAAGCCATCCTTAAATCGCTGAGTAGAATAGCCTATGTCATACGCATTGGTAGTTTCAGGGTAGAAACGATAACTGTCAAAGCGAACTGTCCGTGAGCCTTGAATAAAGACATTCAAGTTATTTCCATTGGATTTTACTTCTAGTTGTCCTGACGCAGAACCAATAGAGCCTACTAAAGAATCATCTTTTTTGATGGTAACAATGTCTCCATCAGAAGACGTTCTGTTGAAAAGTGCTGCCTCAGAATTTGCTCTTACTGACCTCAAAAGACCAGAAGCTTCAATTTGATGTCCCGCTGTATTATTGCCAAACCCACTCTTACCCACAAACAGATTGCCATTGCTGTCGATGCGCATACGTTCTGCGCCTGCGGAACCAAATCGCAAATAGTCACTACCGTGGTTGTATTCTATTGTACCTCTTTGCGCACCACCAGCATCGCCAAAATTAATTCCAGAAGAACCAGTAGACAGCAAGTCCATAAATGCATAAGTGCCTGTGTCTATTGCAAACCTTGACAATGAATAGGGTGTAACAGTCCCTGAAGTTCCAATCTTTAGCAAGCCGCTGCTGTCGATGTGCATCTTTTCTGCGGCGTCTATTTCAAAAATGATAGTGCTACTAGGTGATGTGCCATTTGCATCATAATCTGCGCCTAAATGTAAGGCTCCTTGCGATGCAAGTCTCCAAGCTGACCCACTTCTTTCAATTTTACAACCAGAAGCATCAGTTGAAGAGCTAAATCTAGCAGCAACTTCAGTCCCAGATGATGAAGGCGTTGAAACATGCAGTCTTTCAGAAGGCGAACTCGTCCCAATCCCAACATTACCGCCATCTAAAATAGTAAATACTTCTGCTGTATTATCAAACACATTTAACAAATCGGCAGTACCAGTTCCTTTAATAAGTGCCACTGGATTTGTGTTGTTATCAGAGACGATCTCTAAATCTGCTGCTGCGCCTGTAAGTGACTGAAACCTATTTGCAGATATGTAGGCTTGTAATTTACCACTAGGCGAACTCGTCCCAATCCCCAGACTCTCAGCACTCGCATCCCAGAAGAACTTTGCCGTGGTGCCTGTGTCCTCGTAGAAGCTGATGTCGCCGTTTTCTTGAAACAAAGCTAAACGCTCTGATGTAGTATTGTTTCGGCTAAACCCAATATATGTGCCTGTCTGATTATTATCGGCATCCACCTGTAGTTCTATTTGCCCTAGGGAATATATTTTACCCGCATTATCAACGAGAAGATTATCAACACTAGCAGTACCCGTGATGTCTACGCCTGTGCTGGTGGTGGCGAGTTTGAGATTGTTGTTGTAATAAAGGTCAACAGAGCCGTTAGGTGTAGCGACCAACATTTCTTCGTCAGCACCACCACTTTGTTTTAACTTAATTTCTGTTCCATTTGTAGAAATCCAAAGTCCACCTAATCCACCTTCTTCTATATAACTTCTTGTGCCATCATGGTAAATCTGTAGGTCAGACCCTGCGCCGAAGATGGCTTTGTCGTTGTCGCCGAAGGATAAGTCGCCTGTCATTGTATCGCCAGACTTAGAAACTTTAGTAGCAATACTATTGGTTACTGTAGTAGCAAAATTAGGATCATCACCTAAGGCCGCTGCAAGTTCATTAAGAGTATCTAAAGTTCCTGGAGCAGAGTCTACTAACCCTGCAACTTCAGTATCAACATAAGCTTTAACAGATTGTTGAGTAGGCACTTTGGTAGCTGAATCAGAAGCCATTGTATCTTCGTCAATAACAAAGCTCATTGCTGCAACACTAGTATCACTGTTCATTACAGCCCCTGCTGCGTCAACGTTTGTTGAGTCTGTTACA